CTGCAGATTTAGGAAATATAACTGCAGGAAATATAACTGTAGGAACCATAGCTTCAGGAGCAATAACTGCAACCGGTAATATTATACCTGGTGCAGATGATACCTATGATCTTGGAACTTCAACTGCAGTATGGCAAAATTTATATACTGGAGATTTACATTTATCCAATCAAGCTAAAAATCAAGGAAATATAGTAGATGGTACAAAAGGTAATTGGACTTTACAAGAAGGTGAAAATGATATATTTATGATAAACAATATATCTGGAGAAAAGTTTAAAATTAATTTATCTAAGATAGAAGGAGATTTATAATGGGAGTAGTATCGTGCGGAACTACAATGTTAGACCAAGGAGTTTTTCAAAATATTGGAGCGGTCACTTGGGACACTACAGCTAAAACTGCAGGGTTTACTGCTGTAAGTGGTAATGGTTATTTTGTAAATACAACTTCAGGCGCTATAACAGTAACACTTCCAGCAGGTTCAGCTGGAGATGTAGTTGCCTTAGCTGATTATGCAGCAACTTGGCAAACAAATAATGTAACAGTAGCTCCAAATGGGTCAGATAAAATTGGTGGAGCAAATGTTAATGCAACTTTAGATATAGAAGGTCAATCGGTTACATTTGTATATGTAGATTCAACACAAGGTTGGGTAAATGTAATAGACTCAACATCTAATGTTAGAGGTCAATCTTTTATAACAGCAACAGGTGGAACTATAACAACATCTGGAGATTATAAAATTCATACTTTTACATCACCTGGAACTTTTACAGTTACCTGTGCAGGTAGTCCTACTGGTTCAGATTCAGTTGATTATTTAGTAGTAGCTGGCGGTGGAGGTGGTGGTGAATCTACTGGTCCAAATCAAAGAGGAGCTGGTGGAGGTGGTGCAGGCGGTTATAGAGAATCAAGTGGTGCTGCTTCAGGTTGTTATACAGCTAGTCCATTAGGTGCTGGTGTTAGTGCTTTACCAGTAACAGTAACAGGTTATCCAATTACAGTTGGCGGTGGAGGTGCTGGAGGTAGTGGTACTAATAAAGGTTCAAATGGATCTAATTCAATATTTTCAAGTATAACATCAACAGGTGGAGGAGGAGGTGCTTTAGGGGGATATCCAAATCCTGCCCCTCTATATGTGTCACAACCTGGTGGTTCAGGTGGTGGATTAGGTAGTACTTCAGGTTCTCCACGAACAGCAGCAACAGGAAACACTCCGCCAGTAAGTCCTCCTCAAGGTAATCCAGGTGGTGGACCAAGACCTTGTAACGACTATTTAGGTGGAACTGGAGGAGGTGGTGCAACTACAGCGGGTTCTCCTTTACAAGGTACTCCAGCCGATCCAAATTATAATGGTGGTGCAGGCGGTGCAGGTGCTACAACAAATATTACAGCATCCCCTGCAACTTATGCAGCAGGTGCACAAGGCGGTGACTGGAACACCACTGGTCCAGGTACAACAGGCGGAGCTAATACAGGCACAGCAGGAGCAGGCGGCGGTGCTAATGTTGGAGGTGGTGCAACTGGATCTAATGGAAATGCAGGAGGATCTGGAATAGTAGTAATAAGATATAAATTCCAATAGTTATGTATTTATTAAAATTTAAAATTAATATATAAGGAAAAACATTATGGCACATTTTGCAAAACTAGGAACAAACGGAAAAGTTCTTCAAGTATTAACACTTGATAATAAAGATATGCTTAATGCTGACGGAGTTGAAGACGAAACAGTAGGTCAACAATATTTAGAACAACATAATAATTGGCCTGCACAAATGTGGATTCAAACTTCATACAATACAGCAGGTGGACAACATAGAAACGGTGGAACTCCATTTAGAGGAAATTATGCAGCTATTGGTTATACTTGGGATGAAGATGATCAAATCTTCTGGCCTAAAAAACCTCATGCTTCATGGGTAAAAAATATTTCAGAAGCAAGATGGCAATCTCCAATCGGTGATGCACCTGCTTTGACTCAAGAACAACAAAATCAAAATACAGCTAGAACTCACATATGGGGTTACAGTTGGAATGAAGAAACTCAAGCCTGGGATTTGACAAATAGTCTAGCATAATATATATCTGGTGGTGGTATGCAAAAGAAAGTTTTAACAGAACAAGCTTTATATTTCGGTGATATTTCAATGCCTAAAGGTTTTGAAATAGATCGAGACAAATTATCAGGAGATATTTTACAATCAACATTTACGGATTCAGAGTTTCCATTTTCAAGAACTTGGGATATGTTGAATACTTACATAAGAGATCATGTAAATGTTGAATATGGTTTTTGTTTAGTAAATAAAAAAACTTGGGGTGATATGTACAAACCCAATCAACAGACAGAACCATTACTCAATATTGATCCAGTCGATTTACGAAACTCACCTGATTACACTTTACTATATGGTGTAAAAACTAATAACTGTTTTGTGAGAATCTTCTATGATGATAATAGAAGAAAAGGAAGAAGTTGGGATATAGAATTAAAAGATAATATGTTTATTATGTTTCCATCAACCAATATGTATTACATAAACAACAGACAGAAAGATAATTTGAATTTTGTTCAAACAATAACCTATGAATATATTTAATTGTGAGAATTTTAGCATTTAATATTACCCACGATAGTTCTGTATGTTCAATAAATAATGGTCACATAGAATTTTTTTGCAAAGAAGAAAGATTAAGTAGAATTAAAAGAGATAAACATCCTTTTAAATCTTTAGAATTATATAAATCTAAAAACTTTGGAAAGATAGATTATATTTTATATTGCACTCCTTCTAACTATGGCGGAGAATCAGAATTTTATTATAGGGAATACATTAAAAAAATTTTTAATGTTGAAATGCAAAATTTTTCTTCATTAACTCATCACTTATGTCATGCTTCATCTGCTTTTTATAATAGTGGTTTTAAAAAAGCTTTAACTTTTGTAATAGATAGAAATGGTTCAATTTTATTCGATAATAAAATTGATGTCTGTAGAGAATCAGAAAGCGTTTTTTTATGTAGTTATCCAGATAATTTTACACCTTTATATAAATCATTTTGGACTAATGACAATATAGGAATTAATAAAGATAATTTAAAAAAACTTATAAAAAGTAATTTTCCATTATCAGATATACATGTTGATAATGAATATTCTATAACTAAAGTATATGAAGCAGCTACTACATTAATAGGTCAACCCATTTTAGAAAATGGAAAAACTATGGGTCTTGCTTCGTATGGTGTAAATAAAAAATACCACTCTTTGTTTTTAAATGGGAGTCCTATTACAAATTATTTTACAAATATAATTAATGAAGATGGTGATAATGTAGTTATTTTTAAAGACCAACAAGATAAAATTACTAAGGACATAACAGAAAATAATTATAAATTTTATGCAGATAAAGCAAAACAAGTACAATTAGAAACTCAAAAAGAATCTTTACGTTTAATAAAAAAATATATTAGTAAAACTAAAATAAAAAATGTTTGCATTGTTGGAGGTTACGGTTTAAATGTAGTTGCGAACAATTATTATATTGAAAATTTACCTAATGTTAATTTTTACTTTGAACCTGTGGCTGATGATACAGGTATTGCCATAGGTGCTGCTTATTTTAAATATAGAAATTTAACAAAAGATAATAAAGTTATTACACCTAAAAATAACTTTTATCATTACTATGAAGATAATAAAATTAACAAAGGAACTAAAGCTACAGTAAAAGATGTTTGTAAATTATTAATTGATCAAAAAAGTTTAGCTATTTTTGAAGGTGCTGCTGAAGCTGGACCAAGAGCTTTAGGTCATCGATCTATTTTATTTGATTCTAGAAATAAAAATTGCAAAAACATAGTTAATAAAATTAAAAATCGTGAGTGGTATAGACCTTTTGCTGGAGTAATACTTAAAGAAGAATTTAAAAAATATTTTAATACTTTAGGTTTAGAGGAATCTAATAATATGACTATTAATTTTAAATGTAAAAAAAACATTGAAAAATTATTTCCAGGGGTTATCCATGTAGATAATAGCTGTAGGGTTCAAACAGTATCTTCAGGTTTTTTATATGATTTATTAAAAGAATTTAATAAATTAACTAAATGTCCTATTTTATTAAATACTAGCTTAAATTTAGCAGGGGAACCTCTTGTTAATACAAAAGAAGAAACAATATTACTATTTAATAAAAGTAAATTAGATGCTATTTATTTTGTAGACGAAAAAAAACTTATACAGAAAGAAAAAAATGAATATATCTAATTATTACTGGTATTTTACATCAGCAATACCACCTAAAATTTGTGATGATATTATTAAATATGGTTTATCAAAAGCAGAAACAATGGCAAGAACTGGTGGTTATGGAGATAAAAAACTTACTAAACAAGAAATAAAAGATATGAAACGTAAACGAAACTCTGATTTAGTATGGCTCAATGATCCATGGATTTATAAAGAATTACACCCATATATACATGAAGCAAATAAAGCTGCAGGTTGGAATTTTGAATGGGACAGATCAGAATCATGTCAGTTTACAAAATATAAATTAAACCAATATTATGATTGGCATTGTGATTCTTGGGATAAAGTTTATGATAGAAAAGATTCTAATCATCCTGAACATGGTAAAATTAGAAAGCTTTCGATGACTTGTCAATTAACAGATGGTTCTGAATATGAAGGGGGTGAATTAGAGTTTGATTTTAGAAACTATGATCCCCATATGAGAGAAGAAGCTAAACATTTGAAACAAGCAAAAGAAATTTTGCCAAAAGGATCTATTATTGTATTTCCTTCATTTGTATGGCATAGAGTTAAACCAGTAACGAAAGGAGTAAGATATTCATTGGTCATGTGGAACCTTGGATATCCATTTAGATAACATGATTATAGAAGAATATTTTAAAACACCAATATGGATTGAACACAAACCTGAATTCATTAAATCTTTAAATCAAGCATCTAATCAATATATCAAAGATGCCAAAAAAAGGGAAAAAGAATATATTAAAAAACATGGTGACTTTGGAATAAGTTATCATTCAACTCCACTTGTACATGATAATAAATTTTTAGATTTTAGAAATTATATTGGTTTAAAATCTTGGGAATTTTTAGATTGGTGTGGTTTTGATATGCAACATTATACTACTATGTTTTCTGAATTATGGGTACAAGAATTTGCTAAAAAAGGTGGTGGACATCATTCTGCACATATACATTGGAATCAACATGTATCTGGTTTTTATTTTTTAAAATGTTCTGATAAAACATCATTTCCGATATTTCACGAACCAAGAACAGGTGCACGGTCAACTAAATTAAAATTAAAACCAAGTAATAGTATATTTCATGGAACTGAGTTAGTAAACTTTAAACCAAAACCAGGAACTTTAATTATATTTCCTGGATATTTAGAACATGAGTATGCAGTCGATCATGGTGTAGAACCATTTAGATTTATACATTGGAATATTCAAGCTGTACCAAAAGCGATGGCTAAAGATGTCATTTAAGAAAAATAAATACACAGTTATACGTCAAGCAATCTCAAAAGATTTAGCTACATTTGTTGCAAACTATTTTTGTATTCAAAAACAAGTTTATGATACTTGTAGAGCACAGAGATATATTTCTCCATATGAAACTTTACTAGGTTATTATGAAGGAGCTGATGACCAAATTCCAAATACTTATAGTCAATATTCTAATATTGCTATGGAAACTTTATTGTTAAAATGCCAACCAATCATGGAACAGGCAACAGAATTAAAATTATATCCTGCATATACTTATGCAAGAATTTATAAAAAAGGTGATATTTTAAAAAGACATAAAGACCGATTTAGCTGTGAGATATCTACGACTATGAATTTAGGTGGTGATGATTGGCCAATTTATTTAGAGCCTTCTGGAGAAGTTGGTAAAAAAGGCATTAAGGTAGATTTAAAACAAGGTGATATGTTAGTTTATTCTGGTTGTGAATTAGAACATTGGAGAGAAAAATTTAAAGGTAAAGAATGTGTTCAAGTATTCTTACATTATAACAATCAAAAGACTCCTGGATCTAAAGAAAATATGTTTGACAAAAGACCACATTTAGGTCTTCCATCTTGGTTTAAAAGGTAGTATATTATAATGGAGGCAGTGGCTACCACCACATACCACCACTGTCTCCTTTATAATATTTGGATAAACTATGCTTCAGAAACTTAATTTTAAACCTGGTTTCAATAAAATGGTCACAGACTCTGGTGGAGAATCACAATGGGTTGATGGTGACTTTGTAAGATTTAGATATGGAC